CGCATCGGTAGAAAAAAGTCTCTTTAACTTTGAATATAAAGATCTTTGTTTTAAAATTTGAAATTCTTCGTTTGCCATAGTTTTATATATATAAATATGTTACAATAACCAAGTTAGGTTTTCTTTTTTATCTGTAATTTTTCCTGTTGTCATTTGCCATGCTTCTTGGCTACTCACCGATTGCGCTTTATAAATATTTTGAGATCCTCCAATTCTGGTAATCCCACCCAACATTGATCTATTTAAATCCATACTTTGTTGTCTTAATTTAAGTGCAGTATCTCTTACCCACAATCCAATACTCATTGCCATTACCAAATCGTCATTATAACCTTTCATTGCAGCTACTTTATTACCATCCCAAATGAATACGGATAATTCATCCAAAAATCTAAGTGATCTAACTTCTACCGATCTTTCTCTAAAATAAGTTTCTAACTTTGAAATCAATAATGGTCTAGTCTTTTGACTATTAGTAAAACCAGGAATCATCTTCTTTTCATCTCTGTTAACTTTATTAGTCAATTGTCTTTCAACATCAACGTATTGTAGGTCTGCACTACTATAGAACGTATTTGGATATTGTCTATCTATTATTTGTTGTAAAACTGCCCAACCAATATTTGCATTTTCAACGATAAGTAAAGCATTATTATATTCTGTAGCTACACTTACCAACATATTGCCATAATCTTTAGTGCCAATTTGTCCTTTATATTCAGCAACTTGTGTCAATGATTCTACATCAAGAACTTGAAATGCACTATAATCCGCTCCGTCACCTCTAGCAACATCCGCACTAACTATATAATTTCTACTATAATCGGGATATTCCCATATCCAATATCCATGATCCATTCCTCTCATTTCTATTGGATCTTTTACTTTACTTTGTTTGTAAAAATCAATAGTAGCCGCATCAACAATTCCATTACCAGTAGTACTAAAATCACAATCACATTCTTGTGCTGCACCTTTAACACCAGACAATTCTGTTTGTTTATCTCTCCATGTTTGATCTCTTTCTGGATGTAAATGCCATGGAAGTCTAATTGTATTAAATTTGTTTTCCTTGGCTTCTGCTTTTATCCATGTTTGATGAAAGAAATTACCAACACCGTTTGGTGTACTTAACATGATTGCTCTACCACCAGTACTTAATGTATATTGAGCAGATAACCAAATTTCTTCAATGTTATCAATGAATGCTGCTTCGTCAATAATCAACAATGACAATGCAGAAGAACGACCAGATGTACCTGCGGATGACACGGCTTTAATCTGCGAACCATTTGTCAATCTTAAACTTAACCTATTATCTTCTTGTTCTTTTACTTTTAACCATGAAGGAAGATTATCATTAGCAAATCTAACACGGGTAACAATTTCCTTGGATGTTTCTTGGTTAATACTAATACAAAGAACATTTTTATCCTTATGAAATACCATTAACCACAAACTATATGCTGCGGTTAATGTACTAATACCCATCTGTCTAGACTTTAATATAATATTAAAATCATGATCGACTAAATCAGTTAAAGTCTTTTCTTGGAATTCATACAAATCAAAGTTTACCGTTCCACGAATAGGATGTTGAATTTTAACATACTTCTTCATGAAATAAATCGGATCTACAAGACATTTCTTGTATTCTTCTTTAATTACTTCTTTAAGTGTTTTAGGAGTACTCATTGATTTAATCTATCCAACACCAATTGTTTTGCTTTTTTCTCAATTTCTGGGTTATAATTTAATTTGAGCAATTCTTCATTGGCTTTTGCAATATTTTCGTCAACATCTTTTAAATCATTTTTCAAATCAGACAATACTTTTTGTATTTGTGTAGTATCATCGGTCCAGAATTCTTGACTACCGTCATCATTAAAAAATTGTAACTTTTCTTCGGGATTTTTTTCTAGATATTCAATGCTATCAGTAATATTTTTCTTGAAATCCTTCATTTCAGAAAGCATATTATTATAAATTTTATATCGTTCATAATCAGCATATACTCCTAATGATTTTAACTTACTGTCGAATGAAATAGTGCAATCATAACATTTACCTGTTTTAGGAAAAAATCTATCATCAAGATAATTACCAAATTTCATATCCGCATTACAGATACTACATCTTTGATCAATCTTTATTTGTCCAAGTTTAGATACTTTTCTTTTGGTTCCGTTTTTCCACATCCATTTATTACCTTGTGCATCTTCCCATTCTTCTCCTTCTTTTCTTTTACTATTATTCAAGTTAGGATCATAACCAACTTGAATAAATGGACGGTTACCATCGACATAATCTTTAACTATGTCAAGATTGCTTTTTCCTGTTGCTCTTTTCATAACTTTACTTTTAATCTATCCAATTCCTTTTTGAAATCGTCGAAGATTTCAGTTCTTTTGTTTTTATAACGAAAAGTATTACCTTTCACTAATTTAATTAGTTTTTCTAAAGTGTTAATATCATTAAATGTTACATTTTTGCCAAATAAAAATTCAGCAACGTCATCCATGTCGGTATAAACAGTTTTTATATTTTGTTTTTCTTGTTTTCCCTTTTCATTTGTTACTACATCTGCACTTTGAAGACCTTTTTTCCAATTCATTTGATATCTCTTCATCTTATTTGGATCTTCGGTAGGTTCATAACTATGTGACATAATATTCATTAATAGAATATTTCTTAGTGCTGCCTTATACTTTGATTCTGGTGCTCCAGATAAAGCTTTAACCATAAAATTTAAATCACCTATCATCAAATCAATTTGTACATATCCATCTTCATTTGGTGTTTCAGTAGATTTTACTGGATTACCATTTTCATCAATTATAGGTACATTCAAATGTAGTTGGTCTAATCCAGTATTTATTTTAAAAGATGGTATTGGAACATTTGACGGAACATTTGATTCTACATGCAGTTTTAATTTTTCATAAAATGTCTTTTTATCATAATCATAATTAATACCTAATAATTCATTTATTTGATCAGTAGATACAGCAACATCAATATCTCCTAATACTGGTTTGGATTTGTTACCAATTACTTCGTACTTTAATTTATCAAGATTCCAAATTTTCAAACCATTATTTATGGTAGATTCCAAATGTTCTTTAGGTAAATCACTATTGGCAGCAACTGCATTACCTCCTTCTGTAATCAATAATTCTTTTAATATATCATTGACGATTTTGTTTCCCAAATCAGCATGTTTTTTGATTTTATCAATAGATGCTTGAGTTTCTGGTGTAGTTGCTTTCTTTTCTTTTTTAGCATACTGTTCAATCATTTTTTCTGCATATTTATCTTTTATTGCTTTGATAAATGATTTGTAATCAAATCCTAAATCTGTAAGAATACCATTTGCATCAAGTGTTTTTGCAAAACCCAAAACGCCAGTAGTTAAATCTTTTAATTTTACATCATTTGGATTTACACCACTATGTGCAGATAAGTTTGGATCAATTGTTGTAATTTTCTTTCCAAACAAACCAGCTAAAAAGTCAGATAAATCTCTTAAAAATGTGGAAGGACTGTTGGATATCAACTTATCAACAACATCTTTTCTTAACATTGGTGATACAATTTTACCGTCTTTGAATTTGGCTCTTACGCCAGTATCACCAATTCTAATATTAAGAACTTCTGCTAGTGCAGAATACATTCCACCCATTGTAAATCCTTTTATACCTCTTTCAGGTGTAAATCTGGCTGCAAACCAATCTTTATATATTTTTGTAGTATATAATAAATCTAATTGTACCCAAGTATCTTCATCAATCTTAATTACAATTTGTTTGCCGTCAGATCTTTTGGCACTTTCAATATCAATGTAATTTTGACCACTTGTTTCAATAAATTCAATTACATTTTTAATGTATTCTTTCTTTTTATCACTACTTTCTTCCGCACTTTCAATTGGTATTACCACCATTACATCAATGTCACCGTAAGTTACTTCTTTTTTATCTTGTTGATCTTGTTTGTAATATCCAGCAGAACCTAATATTTGATAATCCTTAATTTCCGGTAATGATTTGTCAATCAAAAATTTATTCAAGTCACCTAAAAAATCTTTAAACTTTTCAGTTGATTTTTCTATTGTATCTGGTGTCAAAACTGTTTTGGATGTCAATTCTGGTTTTAACCAACCACCTTCATCAATTGGTTGTTTATGTGCAGCTCTATTTGCTGCGCTGAATTTGGAACGAGAAACATACTTAATGTCACCTTCTGGGTGAGAGAATACATAACCTTCACCTCCTGGTTCATTGCCTATATATGATTTAATTTCACTACCTTGATTATCAATTTGATTAATTATTTCATCTTTTACCGACATTATTTCTACAACAACTTTCCATAAAGAATCAAATCCGTCACGATTACTATTTACATAATCAGTAATCTTCTTTTTCATCGCATCTGTAAGATTACTTTGACTAATCCATTGTAGAAAATCATCACCAATATTTACCAATCCAGTATCAACTTTACTATTCAAATATTTATATAATATATCTGGGAAATTGGTCATCTTCATACTTGCCAATTTAGATGGATTAATAAAATCATCTATGTTTCTAGCATGTTTATTAATATAAAGTACAATATCTTTTAATCGTTTTTCATTTACATCTGGTGGATTATTTACAGATATTGGTGGTATTACTAACAATTGTTTACCTTGAAATACATTGTAATTTGTAATCGCAGTTTCATTTCCAAAGTTGTCTACTTCTCTATGTACTACAACCGCAGCTTTGCTTTGTGCAATTCTTCTTCCCAATTCAGAATTAACATCTACTGTATATGTTACGATATTTGGTTTAAAAACATATCTTCCATTTTCAATTAATGGTGTACTAAAATATAGTAAATCGCCTTTGAAATAACCTCTAAATGTAGTTGGAACTGATGATTCAAATATAGAAAATGTACTTTTCATATTTTGAACGAACAATCTATATTCGTCTGTTTTTACGCTTTTACCTCTACCTAAAAACATTTGTTCCAATTCTTCTGGTGATGTTGGTCTACCGTTATAACCTTTAGCAACAAACCCACTTTTATCGGTTAGCACAAATTTACCTTCATCGTTTCTTCCAAACACAACTGCTGGAGAACCGTCCCATTTCATCGTTACATTTTTATATCCGTCTTTTTCCAATTCAATGAAACTTTTAATGGAACGAATTGCTCCTTTAGAACCTTCCCAGAATATCAAATCTTCTGCATGGTCTATACGAGTAGCTTCGTTAAGTAATATATTAGATACCAAAAAATGTTCTAAATTATTCAGCTTTATCATATGGTTTTAAAAATGTTTTATCAAATACAGTAATTGCTTTGTTGTATGAACGATTAGTTTCGTCAAGAGTATTATCGGTAAATTGCCAATTCCAAAATAATTCATTTGGTGTTTTGAATCCAAAAAATTGAAGTACTTCTTTTTGTGTTTGAGTGACATCTTTACCGTTCCAATTTTGTCCAGTAGCAATAAATCCAGCGTCAATGTCTTTTACAATGTTTTTTTCTCCCAAATTACTGTGTCTATTTTCTATCCATGTCAATCTTTCAATCAATTTTTGATAGTAACCATTAGCTTGTCCCCATCTAATACTAGCAAAAAATAGAACAGTATCACTTTCAAAAAGTTCTTTACTTACCTTCCACAATTCGTCATTTTTTTCATTTATACTTGCCCAACAACGATGATATCCACTTGGATTCTTTTCTTTATCTTTTAATAAAGCATTTGATGTTCCACAATGATTGCCACCAAATTCTCTATTACTACTAACATTTCCTTCACACGGAAATATATTAAGTTTGGTTGTATCAATCAATGTTACTTTTTCTTTGCCTAATAAATCTTGGATTTTAGTAGCTAGTTGATTGCTTTTTGGTACATCTTCTTTATGTTGTGACCATCTATTACTGGTTGTCAACAATAATACCTTATTTTTTTCTCTTAAATAGTCGATTGTTTTCTTATACTTTTTAGCATAAAAATCCATATCTTGTTCACTAGAAGGCAATTGTGTTTCTAATAATAAGTCGGTTAACTTGATCATCTTATAATATAAATAGATTTAGTAAAGAAAAAACCCCCGCTTATTTCTAAGCAGGGGTTTTATGAATTGTTTACTTATTAGGCTCCTGGGAATGTAGCACCAGTTGGGAGAATGTTGAAGTCAAGTACGATGAATTCAGCAGTCTTAGTTGGTTGTAGATAGATTTGACCATATAGGATGTTTCTATCAACCAAGTCAGGAGTATTATTTGTATCATCCATTACAACTTGGAAAGCGTACAATCCACTACGTTGTTGTACAGATTCCAAATATGGATTTACGATACTCAAGAAACGGTTTCTTGTAGCAGCTACATTTTGTTCGAATACCAAGAACTTACTGCTACTTGCAATAAACTTCTTAAGTGCGATTAACAATCTACGAACGTTTACTCTGTCAAGAGCACTTGGTTGAATTTGAAGTGTCTTTTGACCCCATACACAGATACCTTGACCAGGGAATGCTGCGATTGGATTTACACGACCTTCATACAATGTATCACGTTCACTGTGGGTTGTTCTATCTAGAACTTGAACTGCTTGTGCGATTCCACCACGGTTTAGACCGGCCGGAGCGAACCATTCAGCAGCAGCATTGTCATTAGCAGCATAAACTGCTGGCATTACTACTGATGGAGGTACACTTATAATCTTATTCAAGTTTGTATCTAGAATCTTAACCCAAGGATAATACGTAGAAACGTAACTACTGTCGATTGTAGACACATCATTTACTGCTGCGTCAATCAATCCTACTGTTTGGTTACTTGCTGGGAATACTACGTTATCCATGATGTAGAATGTATCACCACGGGCTTCACACATATCTGTTACCAAGTCAGTAACATAACTGTGTTGTTCGTGGAAAATACCAGGAGTTACAATCAAGTTGATGTCAAATTCATCAGCATTTCCAAGAGCACCTACACATTGTTTGTAAGCGATTGAACCCGCACTGTTAATATTTGTACAATTTAAACCTTGTGTATTACCTGCGATAATGTCACTTCCAACATTAATTGGAACTGCTGGTGATTGACCATCAAATCCACCTTGGAATCCTACTACGAACTTACGCATCTTGACATATGTAGCTTCGTTAGTTGCATCATATGTTGAAGGAATACTACCACTTAATGATGCAGCAAGTAATGAACCAGTTCCAACATTTGAACTTGTTGATTCCAAATCAAATGCGATATTATATCCTACAGTAGCACCAAATGGTAGAGGAGCAAAATATTGTTCTGTATCAATCTTTACACCTGCATTTGTAGAACTTGTTGGATATAGAGAAGTCAATTCACTATCAGCACCTAGTGGAATATCACTGATTACTGTACCAGAAGCATATTTGCCTGGTGCTAATCCATAAATACTTGCTTTACTATATTGCACTACTGGAACATAATTTCCAATTGTACCTCCAAGTGGAGTTACATAAGCTTCATTTCCATAAGGAACTGAAGATACTGGATATGGAACGGTATTCATTTCAATTCTGATATACTTACTTAAGTTTGTATAAGTACCGAATTCAATGATCTTACCAGCATATGTAATGAAGTTGTATCTATCACCGATTCTACGAGCAACAAAGTTTGAAGAATTTGGATCTAGGCTCAAGTTTTGGAAGATTTCCAAATACTTTGGTTTCTTATCGGTATCACTATAAGATCTTACTGCGAGTGTGAATGAACCCCAATCACTTCCTGCAACTGTACCAGACAATTTAACATTGCTGATTTCAATCTTATATTGTTTGTTTGTATTTGTACCATCACTCAAAGTGTGTGCTTTGAATAATTGATATTTTGTTACTGAACCTGGATTTGCATTACCACTCCAAGGAGCAATTCCTTGTGAAAGAATCCAAGGGGTTGCTGCACTGGTTAATCCATATTGAGAATCACCTGCATTCAAGTTTGTTGAATATTGATCAGTGAACTTCAATACTTCACCAGTTGCAAATGAACTAGATGGTAGATATGCACCATATACTTTCCAACCGCCAGTATTCAATTCATCATTTACTTTTTGAATTGAATCTTCGAATGTCTTGTATAAGTAAGCTGCTTCAATCTTGGCACCGGAAACTTGGTCGTCTTGATTACCAACTGTTGCATCATTTCCAAATACGTTTGTAATATAATTTGAATCTGCTGGATTTAATGAGAAATCATAATATCCAATTAAAGATGCGTTTTGAGCCAATATTAATTGAAAATTACTCAATGATGTTGGATCTACAGAACCAGTATAAGTCCCAGATGTAGCAGGTTTTTGATTCAATACAGAACCACTAAAACCAGGAGCATTAAAACTACTGTCTAATGTACCGTATTGAGTATTTGATAATACTGCCAATACTCTTGGTTTAACATTTACTGCGGTTGGATTACATGGATCGGCTGGTGTTGACCAAGTTGGTGAAAATGCAGTAGTAATTTTACCAAATGATCCACTAATTACACCCTTAAGATATACTTGTGTTCCACAACCAGTTGAAGATCTTAAAGCAAATATACTACCACTTATAAGTGTAATATTTGTACCAATCAAATTTCCATCAGTATTTGTAATTGTTACACTGCCTGTATTTAGTGATGCGGAGAAATATGATGTTGTTGATGTGGATTCTGCAATTGCTTGTAATAATTTATCATTATTTGTATAAGATCCGTTTCCTTGATAAGATGATGTTACATAAACACCAACAAAAGATTCTGAACCTATAGTAAAACTATAAGTTTGACCACTATTATATAAACTACCGTTTGGTGAATTTACATCTAATGTAGTGTTATCACCCGCAGTAGAATTAAACTTTGCAGTGAATGTTGCACCAGAAATAAATGATAGTGATCCACTTGTGCTTGCAGATACATAAGTAAATGTACTGGAAATATTGGCACTATCATATAGTACATAGGATGAACCACTATTTAAAGCACCAGCAGAACCGCTTCTGGCCCAAGTACCTGGTTGTGCCCAGATTACAAATGGATTGATTTGTCTATATCCTGTCAATGCACCTACACGACAAACGGTAACGAATCCTTTTTCATTTAAGTATTCTTTTGCAGTGTATGGGCCATAATAAACACCATCAGCAACACCGAACTTTTCTTCAAGATCGGCTGCGTTGGTGATTAATGTTGGTGCGAATCCAGGACCTTTTGGGAATGGAGCAAGTACTACTGCTCCAATTTCAGCAACACCTTGTGCTACTCCGCTTAGGTCGTTTTCTCTTGTAAATACTCCTGGGCTGACTATACGGTCAACAGGACTAAATTTTCCTCCTTCAGTTATTGGCATATGTTAAATTCCTTTCAAATGTAGAAATTTTGATAAAAAAATCTAAATATAAATATTCCCGAAAAATTCAAGATGTTAATATTTATAAACAATTTTAAAATTATTGATATAAAGGGAAAAATCTTCGGCCAGCACCTTCAACATATACAGGTGCCCATCCCCAAAATGATTTGCTTCCAATACCACTTAAATCTTGATTTGTTCCACCACCATTAATTGTAAATATATAAGCATTTGGATCTGTTAATCCTCCACCACCAATACTATAATCACCTTCACCAACTAAATAAAGATTTGGTATTATTGTTTTATTTTCTAAACCAGGAGTTTTTAAATCAGATACAAATGCACTATATTTCTTTTCTGGATATAATGACGATGTAGTATTATAATAAATAAAAGATAAAACCATTTCTTGAGCCGGCATTAAAGTAATAGATCCAGATTCTTCAATAGATCCACTACCAGGTCCATCAAAGCCAGCTACTCCGCCCCATTGTATTTGTTCATATGGGTAAAAATTAATTGTATTATTTGTACTTCCAGATGATACCAGTCTAATACTAAATGATCCAGATTCTACTGATGAACTAATGTGTACATTTAAATTATTAAGTGTATGTAAGTGCCAAAAAGAATAATCCGATGAACAAGTAATGGATGATGTAGATCCGCTAAAATATGATGAAGTAAATGTAAATTCACCCTGTCCAGCAGGTCCAGATGGTGATGGTATCCAAACAGTATCATAATCAGTTGGACTATTTTTTGCTAATACATAATTTGTAGTTCCACCTGTAGGTATTCCGTTATTCGCATAACTTGCACTTAATGAATAACTACTGCTCAATGCGTAACTAGAACTTATAGAATAACTTGATGTATTTGCGTATGAACTACTTAATGAATAACTTGACGAAACGGTATAACTAGCAGTAATTGCTCTTGATGCACTAATTGCCCATGAAGCCGTACCATATAAACTGGATGTTATATTATAAGAATAAATTGATCCTGTAACAGTTAATGAACCTGTAATTTCCGCACTTCCTGTGAATGGAAATCCACTTCCTGTTCCTCCTGCACTCGCACTAATAGTCACTATCGGACCAGATCCACTTATTATAGTTATTCCAGGCCCACCAATTATAGAGGTAATATTACCACCTCCACTTCCAGATATAATACTTCCAGAAGCAACCGCACTTGATGTCATTACACAAACTTGTTTAGTGTCATTATCCCATGTTAAGAAATATTTAAATGGTGCAGGTGAATCACTCCTACAAGGACTTTGCCAATTGATACTACTTGTTACATTTAAAACGTCTACGCTTATTACTGCACTACTTCCAATGTCTGGTGGAGCACTACTACCAGATGGATCAAAAACTTGAACAGTTCTTAAATTTGTATATGAAAGATTTGAATTGACATCATATAATTCAGACTTTATTTCAAATACTTCATTTGCAACATTTACTGGAAATGGAACTTTTACATAATACGAATTTCCAGTATAACCATACAATTCAGAAACTTTTATTGATAAATCAGAAACAATTATTTGTTTGACATTTTCGGGATAAACAACTAAAGTTCCATATAGATCTTCAGGAAATTTAAATTCAAAATTTTGTTTTTGATCAAAATATTTTCCGATTGTACTTCCGCTATAAGCAAATTCTGCAATTAATACGCCTCTATTTGAATCATAACTAATATTTTTATTTACACTTGGCAATGAACTTGTAATATAAAATTTTAATTTGGCCGTAGCGGAAGAATCTTTTTCTATTACAGATGTTCTGAATGAAAAAACATAGTCTGTATCTTTATAAAAAGTTAAAAAGTTACTGTCAAAGTTGGATCCTGATTGTGCAGATTGTTCATTTACATTATAAGGTAAATAAGAAACATTTCTATTTGTAAATGATGTATTTGCTTTTACAATTGCATATGTACCATTCAAATTACTACCAGATATTTTCAACGCATCAACAAATGTTTGATTGTCGTATTTAAGACTTAAATTGTTAGAGCTGGTAAACCAAAAGTTATTTATATGAAATTGACTAAAAAATACACCCAATCTTTCAAATGCTTTATTTGGTGTAACTGGATCTCTTAATATTTCTGTATCACCAAACGATTCATCAATTACTGATTCAAAATCACCAAGAGTTCTTAAACTTTTTCTATAAACCTTATGTTTAGCAGGTTTACCAGTAAAAGTATTAATATTTTTATAAATTATCTTGGCATAAGAAAATTTTTTATATTGTTTTGCACCACTTAATCCCAAAGATTCTTGTAGATAACTTGATGACAAAAATAAATTAGGACTATAAGTAATATCATTATAAACAATTTTATAATTTCCACTTGTAATCACTGCTATTTTATTATTATAAGTAAATGGTGTATCTAGAATTAATGTAGTAACATTTAATACATCTTTAATTAAAAAAGAAGCAGTAGTATTTATACTAATTTCATTTAAACTAGCATAATCTCTAATTTTATTTACATATAATTGTACTTGGAAATTCTTTAAACTTGAACTAAAGTTAGCAGAACCGTCGATTATTCTATAATCTACAAGATTTTTTCTATATCCAAACTTTTGAATATCAAAATCCGCCTTAGGTTGTACAGGAGTTGATATAAAACTACCTGTAACTGTTTTTGGATTATTTTCTACAGAAGATGATACTGCATAAGATAATACTGGTTCAACTTCAATTAATGGTTGGGTGTAAAATCTAATTTTAGAATCAGTAACTTTATTAACATTTATATTTATATTAGCCGTCCATCTTACTGTTTTATTGTCTGATGTAGTTGAAACTAATATTATTTTTCCAGAACCAACTGAATTTTGTTCATAAACATAAATTGATAGTACAATGATTCTTTTATTTGTTAATTGATCAACACTTATTGCCTTTTCAATAAAAAGAGGTACACCGTTACCATCAAATGCTTCGGTAAGTATTTCGGCACCAATTTTAAGTTTGTCACTTCCATTGATTACCAACGCATTTTTCCCCACAGAGAATTCTGGTGAAAACTCTGTGAGGTTAAAATATTCGGATAAGTATGTCTTATCTTCTATATTAACAGTTTGACTTGATAAACCTAAAATTTGACCTGTCTTTATGCTGGGCATATATACTATAAATATATATACCCATTAATTATACATAATTAACTTTAGAGAACCCGTTTTCTTTCTTAATTTCAAGTCTATTGTCAACCATATCTCTCATACTATCCAAATGACTAATAATCCATACGAAATCAAAGTTAGTCTTCAAAAACGCAAATAAAGCACCCATAGATGATAAATTATCGGCATCAGCACATCCAAATCCTTCATCTATAGCTATAAAATTGGGTCTTGGTAGATTACTAATGTTAATTAACGCTACTCTCATAGCCAATGAACTAACAAATCGTTCCATACCACTCGCCAACTCTAATGGCCATCGTTTATCTTCATAATTAATATGTGTAGTTACATTTTTACCATCGGTCTGTAAGATTACAGTAAATTCTACTATTTGGTTTAATATGTTATTTACTTCCTTTTCAATAGTTGGTAAAGCTCGACTAATCAATTCATATGGAATACCATCTCTAGAAATTGCATTTGTATACAATTGATAAGCTTCATATTCAACTTCAAGTACTTTTACATCTTCAATTGACTTTTGAATAGTCTTTCGTTGTTCTTCAAATCCAGAAATCTTAGTATTATAATTAATGATGTTATTATTTACATTCTTAATTTCCAAGTCAATTGTTTTAATATTAGATTTAATTGAATCAATTGTATCTTTAACAGTCTTATTAAATTCAATCGCATCTTTATTATTATAATATTCCTTGATTTGACTATCAATATTAATTAATGAATTCTGATTGGAACTAATATTATTTGATAACTTTAAGATTTCAGTATTTAATTTGTTAATTTTAATCTGTGTTTCAACATGTAATTTATGAATATCGTTGTATTCTTTCCAATGATCTTTTATATAAGACAATTCCCCAACTTTATTTTTAAGATTAGTATATTCTCCAACAAGACTTTGAGCTTCAACTTTGTCCGATTCAAGTTCTTCTCTTGTTTTAATTGCATCTTTAACGAATACATTGGTTGTACAAAAAGTACAATTTGGATCATACTTATGTTCTTCCAATTTCTTTAGTTTTTGTAATTTGGATGTTACAACAATCTTCTTCTTTTCAATAAACTGTTCTTTTTGACTTAAAGATGTTTCTAGTTCTTTAAATGATTCATACTTAGTTGTAATATCATCATTATCATAATTCTTTATAATTTCATCATATTCCTTATATGTTGATTCAACAGATAACAACTGGGACTTATATGAATTTAAACTGGAAGATTGTGTTGATATAGAATTTTCTAATGAAACTTTTTTTGATTCAAGAGAAACAATATCAATAATATTACCGTTAACATTAATTAGTTTTTTGGTTTCATCTAATAATCTATCATTTTCAGAATCTCTTTGATTAGATAGTTTTTCTAAATTAGAATTTTCATTTCTAAGTGAACCAGAAAAGTTTTCTATGTCGGCATTTAAATTCAACAACTTCTGAGTATAATCATTGTTCTTGAAATTCTTTAACAACGAATTGATTTCTTTAGTCTTATCAGACGCATCGTTATACAAACTGTCAAATATAGTTAGTCCCATGAATTGGGCCAACAGATCTTTTCTTTCTGTTTGTCCCATATCTACGAATGAACCAACCTTATTGTTTTGGATGCTCAAGACAGTTAAAATAAAGTCGTCATATGTACCAACATAATCACGAATGATATCATTAGTACTTCTACGAGCTTCACCATTAAGTTCTACAACTTTACCACCTTCTTCTTTCCAGAACTTTACATCTACTTTGACATTTCCCTTTTTATCCGCATGTCCTTTTCTTTCAATGAAGAAATCTACACCGTTAACTTCAAAGTTAAACTTGCAACGGAATGTCATCTTTTGTGTATTAAGAATGTGAGATGCTTTGAACGCTCTATCACATTTATCAAAAATACAAAAAGATAATGCTGATAATACACTTGATTTACCCGCAGCATTATTAGCAAATAATCCAACTACATTATGCATCTTGGTAAAGTCAATAACATTGTCTTCACCATAACTAAACATATTGTCAAATTCAAACTTCTTAGGTTTCCATCTAATATTTCTAACGATAGATTCTTTTTCCAAAGATGCATTTAAATCTTTATTTATCTTATAAATCTTTTCAAGTGTGTCTTTTGTAGGACTTACATTCTTATTATTAAGATAGTCAGTGATTAACTTATTTTGGTAATCCACATCAGATACATCAGTCAAATTAAAATTACTGTTGTCAATAATATTATTAGATGATGTATTAGGTGAATCTACACGAACATAAGTTACTTCAGTAACATCAGATTTTTCACGAATATGTGATAATACAGATTTAACTTCAGTAGCAACACTTTCAAAACACTTCAATCTCAATCTTGCCTTCTTAGGCATATCAGATATATCAGTAGTCAACTTACCTTTGTTAATTTCTGCGGTATAAAAACCGTAATCATTTGGAATTTCAAAGTGTTTAAATACTTTAGTCTTCAAATCCCAGAATACAAAACCATGTCCTTTTAATTCTTCTCCATGATTCTGTTGAATCAATGAACCTACATATACAATAATTGGTTCGGATTGATTTAAAACTTGATGTCTGTGAATATCACCTAACAATACAATGTCATGTCCATCAAAGATTTGATTTGTGATGGTTCTACTTGCAACTTTATATCCTACATCTGTAATTGCATTATTTACTGGTCCGTGAAATAAAGCAATTTTATAACGAGTTTCGTTTAAATAAACCTTGGGAATATCCTTCGCTTTAATATACTTATCTGGTTCGTCAAAGACACTATAATGATTAAATAGAATATCTCCTAAGATATAAAGTCCAGAATCCTTTAGATAAAATAAGTTTTTATGATTAATTGCGTCAACAATTGGACTCAAACTATCTAATCTATTTTTATTAGCTAATGTAGCATCATGATTACCCGCAATCAATACTGTAGGTCTTCTATCTGCTAGGTTTTGTAGAAATTCAGTTGTAATCTTTACACATTCTGGTGAAAGATCGCTCTTTGAATGCAAAACATCTCCCAATACGGTAACTACAGTTTCCGCAGGTGTCTTTTCTACTGCTTTATACAATCTTTCAAATACTTGATTGTATTCATCATGTCTCTTTGTAAGACGCAAATGAATATCTGCAATGTGAAATACATTCTTGAATTTTTCTATATCTGATTTAAGATATTTTGCCATATTATATTCTTAGTTTTAACTTAAATAACTTTTCAAAGTCCATCGTATCACAACTATCTATCAGTTGCCAAGTTTTTTCAAAACCTATTACGCTTGGATCTTTACCGTCCAACATTATTAATTTAGTTGGAATACTATTCTTGATTAGAAATTCACAGATTTTGATGGAATCTTTTATCGCATCATTGTCTAATAAAATATGTACCATCGGTACATCGTGTTCTAATAATTTTAATTTTAATTGCTTACTCATTGTCTTACCAAACAATGGTATACAATTATTTTTTACTGCAATAGCATCAAATGGACCTTCCACTAATGTTATTGGTTGTTCAAAGTTAATAAATAATTCAAATCCAATAATATTCTTTGATGATGAACAACTAACATATTTCAATCCTTTAGTTTCAAAAAAACTTCTAGCTGTATAAAAATTTAATATGCCATTGTTGTCATATGATGGTATTACCACTCTGTTTTTCAAATCACCTTCAGTACAATATCCAATGTTGTATCTAATAATATCATTCTTAGTTATATTTCTAGACTTTAGATATTTTAATGCATGTTTATATTCCAGTTCATTCACGGGTTCATTGATTGGTTTAAATTCTTTAGGCAACTTAACCAATTTTAGTTCTTCTGGTTCATCTTCAAAAGAAATAGAAAATTCTGTGGTTAGTTTCTTAGAAAAAGATTTTTGACTTAATCCAATTGTTGTATAATATTCTGCTGGAGCATTTAATTTCTTAAATAAAGTCTTGAAACTTGTTCCACTAAATCCACATACCCAACAATTATACTTACCTGTATGTAAATTAATTTCTAGTTTTCTTTTGTAATGTTTGCAAGATGGACAATGATAAACTGCATCAGTTCCCTTACGAATCTTAGGAACTTGATGTAACAGTTTATTTAAAACGGATACAATTGTCTCTTGATATAACAACATTAACTATACTTTACAATAAAAGTCTTATTCTATCAACTTTTTATTTGGATCATTTTTCACCCACGGTTTCTTATCCAATGCAACTGCAATTTTCATCAACTTGATTGGATCAATCGGTTTTTCTTTTTCAACATCTTCAGATTTATCTTCGGAATTTTTACTTTCACTTGATGTTTCATCATCATTTCCTTCGGTTTTTTGTTCTTTTTCTTCGTCTTTAATATCTTCGGATGGAGTGGGTGGAATATCTTGTTGAATATTTTCTTGAGTATATGTTTGATGTTTTGGGATATATCCAATTGCATGTCTAGAAATTATTCCTTGCATCAAATATCTTTTATAGTCATTGTACATGTCTCTATAATATTCAAATGCACTATTAATATTTTCATATTCTGGTTGAGTAATATGAATACAAATACAATTATTTTTTTCTTTCCATTTGAATCCAGGAACATCCAATATCATACAACATACATTAATAAGCAATTCTCTTTCATTTGAATCATTTATTACAATGTAATAATTTTTAGCTTCTTCCGATGTAGATAATTCACTTTTGGATATATTATATTTTTGACATATCCGTTCTAACTTTTCTTTAGCCGCATTTCTTTCTCCGCCCTTACCCTTTTCGGCTAATGCTTTTATCTTTTTTGCTAACTCTATTATTTTGTTGCGGTTCATCTTTGTATAATGCGCAGACTATACCATCATACATATCACCATTTCGTTCATCCCAATTACCCTTTTTGTTAAGAACAGTAAATTTAACTACATCAGGACAAAGTGATTCCAATTCACATTTTACAAATTCTTTTGATTTAACGCCTTTAATTCTACACTTACCAAATAATTGTTTACGCATAGTATTAACCGATAACAGATTTACCTTGACTTTAAAGTGTTCTTCAATAATATAAGCAAAGACTGCGTTATGACGAGCCAATGTAATTATAACTTGTTGTGATGTGAATCCACCAGCAAATCCACTTAAAGCGGCTTCTAAATTAATGACGGTAACATCTTTAATTAACAGATTCTTTTCCAATTCGGATATAACAAAAAAAGTTTTCTCTTTTGTTGTTTCAAATTTTTTGGTATCAATATAACCGGCATCTAAGACTTTTCCGTCTTTACTAAATGCCCAACCTGTAACTGATGTGGATGAATCTAAACCTAATATAACCATATACTAATATATAGTATATGTTATTATCCTTTATATTTTTTATTATTAAAACCCTTTACCAATGATGATAATTCTTTAGATGTACTATTTTTTCTATCTGGAACATCCGCTAAATCTGACAATCCAATTGGTTGTTTTACTCTAAATCCACCTTTATCAATTGTAAATTGTTGACCCTTTGCAGAAGGATTTGGACCAGTTGTTATAGAATCTGGTTTGGTATTGATATCTTTAGCATTAAATGCACCTCCTGAACTTTGAGATTGATATCTTTGTTCTAGACTCTTGTTTAAAGATTCTCTGTTTACTGGTGTTGGCATATATTATACTTTCTTTTTATAAATATGTTTAAATATCCCATTTTACAAAAATATTTAGTGGTAATTCACCAGTATTTTTAATTGGCATACCCAATTTAGCAACCGCAACCAAATCTGCACCACTATAAAGCCCTACTGTTGTTATATATGGAGCTAAATAAGAACCAGTTGGGTCAATTGAAGAACTATAATTAAATCCAAAAAATTCTTCTTTTATACTCTTACCACCAAATTTACCAGTTTTTTGTTCAATATAACTTACAATTTCTTGTACAGTTTTTCTAATAGACTTCGGTTCTATATACTTGAATATATCGGTTTGATTCAAATTATCATTGAAATACTTCCACAGTATGTACATATCATTCAAATTAACTTTATTATTACCATCAATATCAAAATCATAATAGTTTGATGACAATAATGAAGTATAATTGGTTGTATAACTAGATGAAATGTTATATTCTACAGAATAAAGATTAAATAGTGATTGTTCTTCATTTGTAAATGTCATATAATCCCACCAATTATATGAACCATTTACTTGATAGTTAATATATTTTAATATCAAATCTAGGTCGGTAAAATCAAAATATTTATTACCATCAATATCAAAATCAAATGTATTTGGAACTAATGATGTAGGATTTGTACTATAGTTAAATTCTCCAGATTCAATTCTACATAATACTTGTTTTTCATATAGTTTAACATTGCTCTTATATTCAATGTCATATTTAGATTGTAATGGATTAGAACGATCTTTTAATAAATTATCAAAAATAGAACCACTATTTGACAAAATAATCTTACCATCTCTATAAAATACATTTCCAATATGATAATTGGTGACTAGATCATTAAAATTATAAATATATGAATAACCATTTATGGTATCATATACGGAAGATGTCATTTCATTTGGGTTTACCAAGAATAATGGGGAACCAATTGATATTATATTATCTGTAATTGCAGTACTATATCCAAATGTTGTGTATGGATAACCATATTTTTTCTTTTTAGTAACTACAGATTTTACTTCCCATAGTGAAGTAGATAGTGATGATGTATAGTAAACAATTTGTCCTAAAGTATCAATTACATTGTCATTTGGGTTGCAATCAAATCTTTTATTAATTGTATTTTTAATATAACTAGAACTAAATTGACTAATATCTTTTGTACTGGTAGCAATCGCATTGCCTTTGTAAATGTCAACGGAATATCCTAAATTATTTGATTCTAAAATATTATCATCTCCAAATGATTTTTCTAATAAAAACCAATCAGTTGCATCCGAACACTTTTTCCAAAAATAAACTGCACCTCTATTTCGTAGAACTGTAGAACCACTCCATTCATAATAATACATGTCATTTGGAGAACCTACCATAATTGTATCTCCATAGATTGATACCGAATTACCATAATTACTTCCGCTTGGTTGACTGCCAGGAAAATATGGTTTGGTATCAATGAAATTTAATGAACCGGTAATATTTCTGTCTTGATCCAATCTATCATTTTCCACCCATTGATTTGTAGATGTATTTAATTCGTATACAAAAACTGCACTGCCTGTTGATTTATTACCAACTACTATTCTATTTGATCCACTCGGATCAATCTTAACTACACTACCATAATAATAATCCGCAGGTAATCCACCAGGAGATAATGTTTGATAATGGTTCCATACACCAAGAGATTGTGTATATATATAAGCCGCATTATTTTTACTTGATCCAACTACTAATTTGTTTTCAAAAATTGAAACCGATTCACCAAATGTAGAATATTCTAGATTGTCAAATGAATTTGTAATACTATATTTTGGATAATAAACCGTTCCAGATACATAACTACTTGAATAATCAGATAAATCGTATATATCAACACAAGAACCTGTATAAACTATAGAACCGTTAATCAATGAAAATCTATAATATGGATTTCCAATTACTACTATTGATCCGGATACATCTACAGATAAGCCATAAGAATCATCATAAATAACAGGATTCCATCCACCTAAATCAATTTCTATGTTCAATCCTAAAATAGGAACAGATGATGTATCTGCATTAATATATGTAGTGTCTACACTACTGGTATCCGCAGACAAATATCCTGGAAAATCATCCGGATTTATGTATTTATAAAATATAAAATTGGGATCGTATACATCTGTTGTTTTAGAATATTTAAATACTTCAACCGATCCTTTATTATTTAATACGAATGATCCGGATAAAAAAGATGTAGGATTTCCAACTGCTACATAATCACCGTCAGCAGCAATTGAATATCCTGTTTTTAATTTATAAATTGGATCGGTCATATATCAGTGAATTCTATTTCTTGATAAGTAGAAAAATAACTTCCACTAAGTATTAAATTTTCATTTCCATCATCTACAATTACATAATTGGCATCATCTTGATCGTCAATTATTGTTACACTATATGGAGAAATTTTTTCTCCGAAATTAATTGTTGGAATTGTGAATACATCCATTACATCTGTCAAGAGTCTATATGTAGTATCCAAATTGAAATTTTCTACACCCCATAATTGAGTTGGATTATTATATGTGTTGTAAAATAATTGTTTATTGGTATTATATACCATTCGCATATAAGTACCATCAGTATTAGTTGGATTGGATGCCGAATTATAATATTGATTTCCTACCGGGAAAAATGTGCCTGTAATGTTTAAACCACGATGATATTGAACAAAATCATCACTTTGTTGTTGTAACGCTAAATTACAATAACTATTTGTTGTAGGCAAACTTGTACCGTCACCATAATCAATATAAATATGAGATATCGATCCACTTAATGATCCAGACATCCATAATATCAAATCCGTAGCTTCAATATTTGTAGGATTCCAGAGTTTCTTAGCAACAAATGGGGTAACTTGGACATCATCTCTATTTAGACTTTTAATCATGTATCCATTAGTTTAAAAATCAAGTCTTACTCTAATCAACAATTCACTATCAAAAGTTTTTTGTGTTGGTTGACTCAATTTTGCAACTGCTACAAGTTCATTATCACTATCATATAAACCAACAGTAGTAATATAAGTCGTAGGATTATTTACGAAATCACTAATCTTGATCGCACCTCTTGCTAATACTGTACCATTTAAACTATCAGTAGTACCATTTGCAATAAATGTTGGATTGTTTGTATAATTAAAATCTTGATTCTTTACTCTTACGAAATATTGAGCAGATGGTAAATATTCGGATTTTCTTACTTTAAATGTCTTTGTTGTGCATTTAGTAATTGCTTGGAACATAGTTCTTTGATTCAATGCGTATGTATTGGTTTGATCAGCAACACTTGCGAATGATCCAGTCAAAGATACACCAACAGAAGAACTAATTGCACCTGCATTTAATACAACTGTACCTGTTTTTGGATAAAATAATCCAATGGAATTATATGTAATTACTCCACCACTTGAATATGCAGATGGAACACCGTCATTTACACTACCGCTAATGATATTATAAACGTCAAATTGTTTCTTAACTACAGAAGAATCATCGATAAATGTAAATTGACCATTGGCACCACTAATACTAAATTCAATTTGTCCTTCATCTACACGATCTTTATATTTATCAGCGGAGAAATTCAATACTACTATACCAGATCCTGTAACAGATGTAGTTGAATCGGTGGCTGTAGCTACAGTGTAATTACCTGATTTAAAATTAAAAAATGTATCGTCCGGTGTCAACAATACATTCTTATATTGATTGTAAATTGCTTGTGTTGGACGAATATATAATGATGTTGCATCGGTAATAGATGAACCAGAACCATAATAATCACCATATGTTATTGAAAAATGTGGTTGGTTTTGGTAATATACATTGTAATAATACAATCCATTTTGAACATCATATTGGTTTGAACCAGTCAATACCACTTGAGTGGATGATGTTGTAAAAGTTGATTGTGTTACTGCATAATTGCCGTCAACCCAAAATCCAGAAGAAACTGTATTGATTCTTCCTGCTACTATGTCTGTAGATTCAAAGTTTTTAAAAATCATATTTTATTAAGCGGTTAAACTGTTATGGTAACTGGAATTGTTAAACTACCACCGCTTTCATTACCAATGATAGTCAATGTTGTAGTTATGGTAGATATCAAAGCGTTATTTGGTACAAATTTAAACTTATTACCAACTACTACTTGAGAAGCAGCAGTAACTGCATCACCAGCAAAACTTGGAACAGTAGCACTTGTAGAATTAATACTATTTGTTTCTGTTACTAATAATGTTCCGGCATTCTTATTACCCAATATAGCAGTATATCCTAGTGTTGTATTATATGTTGGATTGGTACTTGGAGAAATTATAAATTCACTAGTATTCAATCTATTGGTTATAATACTTGTTTGTGCGATAGAAATTACTGGAATTGCGGTTACTCCAGATGGCAATGTTACCAACTTGTACTTCATTACTTGTGTTTCATCACTAAATGGTTCCAATACTGGTGTATTTCTTATAGCAATATCATAAAAAGCACTGCCTAGTGGATGTGTTGAATTGTATAAGTTATAGTCAATTTCATCATCCGCAAGAGCAAATGATGTAATGTTCAAAGAACCATTCTTTGCCAACAATTGTCTACCTTTTTGGGTTAAAATCGCATCAACTGTTATAGTTTTGTTATCTAGATATGCCATATAATATAAGTATATTTATCAATAAATATTATTCATTAAATTTTTCTTATGAACTAATCAATGAATTTTCAGAAACTTGTAAATTTATTTGAGTTCTTTCAATTGGTGATGAATTATCACTATTTCCTTCATCATCTACAGTCGTATATATAGTTTGGCTAGATTTTTTATAAAATGAGCCTGTTGGTGAATTGACGAAATATTGATTTGTTGAAAATCTTGAAATTCTTCTTTTCATCGAATAATGTCCTATAGGATATGATTCGGTATCAAAAATAGAAGAATTATTGTCATATGTAGCAAATAAAGATGCGGAATTGACATTTACATAAGAATATATATTTACAAATTTACTGCTAGAATTTTCTAAACTGGTATTTGGATCGATACCAAACAAATATACATTCTTATTATTTCTGTAAATATAATTACTTTCAAATTTATCAAAAAACGATCCACTAACAGAAAATGTGCTTAATCTCTTATCATAATTCAAACTAGAGAACTGGAATGTTGTGAAGTTATTAGATGTATATGATGATGGATGCATTGATGATGTCAATGAACCATACGTAGAAGATGTTAATGGAAAGTTTAGTCCATTTTTACTTAAATTAACTTGACTTGTGCTTTTATAATTTCTTTCAAAAGAAGCAGAAAAATTTCTAAGTGGTTGATATGAACTACTTAAATCGTAAGCAATAGCACTATCTATTGGTCGGTTTTGATATTTATTTCTTTCCAATAGACTTGGTTCAATCAATATACCGTCAATTACTTTACTTCTTGCTGGAAGCAATTGTGTAACTGTTTCAAAGAAAGATCCGTCAAAATAATTCTTATATAGAGTCATGAACTCTTGATATAAGACTTGTTCGGATAAATTATATTTGTTATAATTGTTTCTTAGTGTTTGTAAACTTTCATAATTGTCAACGAAAATATTGGATGGATTTCCGATTAAATCCATAATATCATATTCACCCAAGAAATTTAAAATGTCATCGTCTCTTACTTTAAACGGAGAAATATATACAGCTAATAAATTTGAATCGGTGGTTACTAAATTATTTACAACACTGGTTTCATTAGGCATCAATCTAGCTTCAACATTTTGTGTTGCTTTATTAATCTTTACATTCTTGAATTTATTAGGTCCATATTGTCCCAATTTAATGTTTTGATTGATTTCAATTTCATCAAATTGATATGGATACAAAGATGCAGATACGGTTAAACAATTTGATTGTGTAGTTGTATTTTGTGCAAAGTTATATGCAGAAGCACTATATTGTGAATATAATTTATTTGCATTTCTTACAACAAAGAATGAACTAGTGTACATATTAACTGGATAATCATAACTGTATCTAAAATACAAATTATCATATGTCGTACTGTCATTATTTGTTCTATAAGAATCAAAATTCTTACAATGTTCTATAAAAGATTCATCGTCTAATTCATGTTTCCATAGATTTATTTTGTCTATATTTCCTTGGAATAAATTTCCACCACCCGTATAGTTTCCTACATAAAGCAAACCGAAACTATTGAATGATTCATTGATTCCTTCGGTACCACTAATAATTGATTTATTATCATCAAATACAATTTCATCATTGTCAACAGATGTAACTCTTAATGAATATTGATATGGTAATTGGCCGCCAGATCCCGAATCATAACTTGCAGATAAATTGATTTGTTTAATTAATACATTGAATACATTTCCATTAAACAATGGCAATGAATCTGTTTCAAGATAGTCAGTTGGTGCTCCAGATGGAGACATATCAAATTTTAATTTTCCAAATGTATCTTTAACTTCCTTTTTGATTGATACATCCCAATTAGTTGTTTTTAACAAATAAACTTTGGTATTTTGTGGATAGATATAATCCGAATCAATTCTAAATTTAAATTCTATTGAATTGACATAACTTGATGTGCCAAATACAGGTATTATTATTGCATCACCATTTCTGGTATATTTTGTAAAGTAATATTTACTTTGATATGTGTAGGATGAATTATCTTCATCAGAAATCTTATTACCACCATATTCTTTAACATTTAATAAACTACGAGGAATTCCATAAATGTTAGATATTGTTCTAATACATTCTTCTGTTCCCTTAGTCTTGTAAATCAATGGAAGTGTCTTTAGAATTCTATTCCAAATTATCTTTAATTTATCATAATC